GGGAAATCGTGCTATTGCGCGAAGATAAAACATTACGTCTATTCCACCTTGTCGTCCGAAGACAACAAATGAATATAGTTCATGAAATCTTCGGGCAACTCCTACTCTTACGAGTCAATGACGGCCGTATCGTCATTCAGCATCTCAGCTGGGTGGTGGGGGTAAATTACCTCCCCCGGGGCAACCCAATTAAGGGATTTACACTGACGTTGAAAGGACAGTGTTGAGTAAAGGGACATTGATGAAAAACACCAAATCGAAGTCCGGGCCAGTGGCATAATATGCATCCAAAGTAGCCTGACCAGTGTTGGTCAAACCAGCTGGCTTCTGGTACTTACCCTGCCAACACCACCAATCACTATTGTTATCGGTGAGAGTAGCCTGGTTATTGTACTCAGTGTACATATTGAACAGCCTGAAACCAGATTGTCCGTAGTACGGAAGGTTCGCGGCCAGGCCAGTGTTGGTCCTAGGGTTTGTGAGGGCTCTGCCAGTGACACCACTATAGTTACCACTGGGGCTAAAAATGTTAGAGTCCCTGTTATTGGAGCTAGTGGTCGCGGTTTCCAAAATCTCAACCACAGTGGGACGCCTATTACCACTCACTATGCTGCGACCATCTTGCTGTCGAGTGAGTGACAAAGTGTCCAACCATGCAATCCCATTGGGTAAATTGAAATTGGTGGTGACATTAACAGACCCCTTGTACCCAATGAAGCAAGAGCCAATGCTAATGATGGGATGCATACGCGTCAAGAAAGTACGCTGACCAGCGCCCGAAACAGTGGTGGTAATATTCCAACCGTTGTTGTAAATGCCAGGCGCGGGAGGCAAATGCTTGAATGGCACATTGAGCCGAACGCTAGAAGCACCAGTCCCTACAGCCTCGTTAAAGACATAGGAAAAAGAAAGACTAGAGCGATGAAGATACTCACGAAAGCTCGAAACACGCTCACCGAAGACCTCATGATAAACATCAGGCTCAAAAGTGTCGCTAGTGAGATTCGTGGGCTCTACAGCCGGGTCAAAATCAGTCTGTACCACCGCGGAAGTCAGATTACTGAGAGAAACCACCTGGCTAGAAGTCCACACATTCAGCTCCTTAGGCCCGGCAAACTCAATGTCATCACCCGCTGAGGCGAAGACCAATATACGAGCCGATGAAGTGGCTTCTGGGGAAGTGAGCCTGTTGACCACACGAACTTGAATAAGCCCGTTGGAAAAAGGCCAAGAAGTGGCGGGCGGCGCAGAGCTTGTGTCAAAAGGAACCGTGCTAGTAGCAATCAAAGCCGTGACCGTCTCCAAGAACTTCTCTGGTTGCATGTAAGGCAACTCAACGGTCACCTCATCAGTCTCGTCCAGATCCATGACAACACTGTAAACATCGGGATCACCGATGCTCACACCAAGGTTCAAAACAGTTGCCAACCGATCCCAGGAAATCTGAATGCGCCCCCTATGGTAAGGGGAACGAATGACCTTGAAGGTGTATCGAATAGTTCCACGCCACCACTGGAAGTGCTGTGAGATGTAACTCATGGGAGTATGGGCAATCGCACCACCGTTGGTCTGGTACTGAAGCGGAGAAACAGCACCCGTGAACAAAATGTCGTTCGGCAACGCGGTAGTCAACCAATCTGAACCCACCAAAAAGGAAGATCGTTGTGCCATATGCTTGATGTCAAGCTCGTCATCGCTGGGACCACCATGCTGAGCAGACCCAATAGCAATAGACTGTTTGGGCTGTAAAGACAACTTCATGACGGGCTCAGAGATCTCGGAACTGGCGAGCTGAAAAGGCATCTGCTTGAAAGGCTTCACATCCTCAACGACAGGATCATTAGTGAAGCCAAAAAAGGCTGCCACATCAGAGGCTACCTGAGCCCCCTTAGCCACAACATTAGTGTAGGGAGCCAATCCAGGGATGACATCCAATTTGTGCGCTCCATACGCAATAGAAGACATCATCTCACTGGGCTTCGACTGGACGACAGCTCGGGCAGTAGGGCCTGAAAGCTGAACATTCTCAGCCCAAGCATAGACCTGAATGTCAACTGCACCGCCACTAAGACCATTGGCTGACAACAATGGGGCATATTGAACAAGACGAATGTCCCCAATGTCAGCGAGAGAAGCAGAAGCCGCAATGTCGACATAGTCATAAGGGTACAAGAAAGGCAAGACCATAAGCGCTGTGGAAACACTCTGGTTATTGAGCCAAACATGCGGCTTCTGGGAGGTGGCAACAAGGGTGACATTGCTAGCACCCTGTCCAGTATCTGTGCGTATGCCAGAAAAAGGCGTGTATGCTGCCATCAGACCACCATAGTAAAACGGTGAACCATTGACCAAAAACTTGAGGTGCAAATCCGCAGTAAGCAAACTATACCCTTGAAGCTTGTTGCTCATATCCGATGATGCAAAATAGGCCTGCCAAGGAAAAAACTGGGCTTTGTTGCCGTCGGCGGAGTTCTCGGGCCAGGAGTAAGTGGCAATGAGTCGAGGTCGGCTAAGGTAGGAACCCAAATTCTGCGGCATCTCCATGGCGGAAGTGCCCCGAGTGTGAGGTTTCGCAAGGTCAACCAGCTTGCCAGCAGGCTCATTCTTAAAGACGACATTCTGCTGACCCATGTCGTTACTCTCGCCAGCAGTGGTGGGGATACCAAGAGAATCAGAGGAGACCTCCATTTGAAACTCTCCTTCGAACATATCTCGGCCCAACCACTGCTCCTTCTTCCATTCGCGCCTCTCCTTGCGCAAAAGTTCTCGTGTAGCTTGCAACAACGCTGGGCGGGCTACTTCCTGCTTACCAGCGTACTTGTTTTCGTGTTTTCTCGTTTCTTTGCTGTAGAGGGTGTTTTCGACTCTCGGCTTATCTACTTTAGACCGGAGCTTAGGAACACTTGTGGAGGACAACGGAACTCCTGCGTGAATACGCTCTAAGGGGGAACGCCCCAACGTGGTCGAACCACCACACCCCACGCTCCGAGCCGTTTGAAGTTCCAAATCTTCTGGCTGGCAGTAACTGGTAATGGTGGGCTCAGTATTTTCGAAATGTGTTTCGGGCAAACTGAGCGAAGCCCTGAGTTTCGGTGAGGAGCGGATGAACCTCTTCACCAAAACATCCCAAGTGGGAATGGGGAACTCTTTCATGCGGAACTCGAGCTCCCCAGACTTGGGAACATCGGCGATCAAATCGATCACCTCATCGAAAAACCCTCTGCCGTGATAGAAGGCCTCGGTAACAGCCGAGCACATGGCCTGTGCCAGCTGTTCTTCTGGCGACACAGTTCCCGAAGGCACGGTGTAAAGCAGCATCTTATATATGGAAAGCCTCTCAAGAGGGGCAACCATAATACCAGGGAACTCATCATGTTCTCTGAAACACCGCTTGAGGAAAGTAACCTCAGGCCAGGGAATGTAGGGGCGACTGGCCGCTCCCTTATCAGCCATGGTGTACGTGATGCCAATCTCGCTGAACAACTTCTGAATGCTAGTGTGGTTGTAATGTTCAGCTTTTGGATGCACCTTGAGGAAGACATCATCACCAAGAGTGGTGTTGAATACCGCCGAAAAGTAACTATCCGCCGTGAGGGTGACATCACTACGCTGTAAGCCACACGTCATGAGGACGTAGGCGTACATGTGCAGCAAAGTGTTGGCTATGGAATTGAAAAAGGTGGTGAGTTGGTGACCAGACACTTCACCTCCTAAAAGGGTGACCAAAGTGCCGAAAAAATCGACAGACGCATTAGAACAATCTGCCAACATGGTGGACAGCCACAACAACTCATCAGCATCAAACCTGCCAATTCTAGCGCAATGCATGAAAATCTCACTCGTGCCATTGGAGATGAGAAGACTGAGAATTGTGTCGTAACCAGCATAGTCACCAGCGACCCAATTGTCGCCAGGGATCTGACTAGCCGACTCAAAAAGGTCATTCCACTCCTCCGAATGAGTATTCAAGCCAACTGAATGACGGAAAACATCCCTACGCCGCACCATGACCCTAGTGATACCAAGGGTAACCATGCGCATAGAAACCAAAAAATCAACGGGGCACATATAGATACAACGGGTCTTACCGGCAGCAACCTTGGCCTTGGACAACATCTCATCCTTCAAGACAGCGGTGTAAACAGCATGGGGCCTAATGCCAAGCTTGGCCTCAGAAACCAACTTCTCAATGTCAGCTCTAAGCTCCGGTAGTGGCTCACGATAATGTTCCCACACCTCATTTTGTCTGGGAACTGTGAAAAATTGCGACTTGGGACCTCGTCTACCATGCCCACCAGAAGTGGTGAACTTAATCGCATCCACATTAGGAACGCCAGGAAAACCATTCACAGCTACATCAACATCAACTGGATGCATATCACAAAAATCCTCTTGAGTGAGGTTATTGGTGATGTGGCGCTTGAAAGATTCTATGCATGCAAGCCAAACATCTTCCCTCATGGAATGTGTCGGCTTGAGGTACTGTTCGAGAACACGCTGTGGTTGTTTCCACGAGCCCATTTCGGGTCTAGCCATCCTGTCCTCAATGGGGGGATCAAAGTCGGCACCACGCGACAACACGTGATGTGCTATCGAGGTGTGGCCGCCACTAGCCTTGGGCCTTGCACGAAAACCTTCTACTTGTCCGTGGACAAGCATACTCCCTTCCTTATGAAAGTCAGTGTAAAGCTTGGACGAAGGCGTCAGGCACTTCGTCTGCAAGATGGGAACCCTATCACACATAACGCCACGCTGGGGAAATGGTTCACGAGGGAAATCCTCGTGGTACAAAGGTGCTGCATAAGCTACATTAGCACTAGCACTATACGCAGAATGTATTCCAACCATGACTGGGCCATGCTTAGTGACAATGAAAAGCGGGGAGCCACACTCGCCAGCCCGGGTCGGGCGTTGAGGATGGCAAGACCACATGTCACTATCAATGTCAGCACCTCCTGAAACACGACAAAGCTTACGCTTGCAAACCCCAACGCAAGGTAACCGCACAAGGGTTCCATCCTCTTCTCTGACAAGGTAAAAGGATTCACCAACAGCGGTCATGGTGCGCAAAGGAAAACAAGCTGAAATGTCCTTAAACAGGGAAGGAAGACCAAGGGTGCTAATGAAAGCAACATCTCTGCGAGGATGACGAGTGACCATACTCTCGCACACATTGATTGCAACGGTAGGTTGGACACCCTCAGGTGTCTTCTTATCCAACCAAATGGTCATGCGCATCCCATCAAAACAAGCGTGGTTATTGATGAGCAAGGTCCTAGAATTGATGGCCACAACACGAGTAACGGCTTCACCACCACGCTCATCAGTGCTATACTGGATCTGTGCCACGAGGCAATTTCCCTTAACTCTAGCCATCATCTGCTCAAGGGAATTGGGCTTTTCGGGAACGTAATCAAACTTAGTGATCGTACGCTCCTTAGTAATCCAAACGTTAGCCTTCTCCTCTTCCCTAACAACAGGGTGAACTGCCAACTGAGCAACGCTGTCAGCCTTAGGCTTAACGACCATCTTAGAAAGAATGGTCGCAGCAAGGGCGATCATGCCAATGGCAGTGGCCCAACCAATCATAGCCCGAACGTAGGGATGGTCACCCTTGAGAGTTGCATCATAATCCTTAGCTCGGATAATGAGGCTATTCAAAGCAAGCAAATAACTACGCCCGAAAATCCAACGAACAATCCTATATCCGGACAAGTGATTGCACACAGCATTGAAATAACGATTGCTGAAGTACCAGTTGGCAACACGACTGACAAGGCGCTGTCTAAAAGTAAACGAGGATCTGTCGGACAACAGATTCTCCCTAACTGCTAGACGCGCGGGGTCCTCGACAGTCTTGCCAAAGTACTTGACGTAGTCTAAAGCACCTTTGACAATATCAGCTGTCGACCAACCAGCGGCCACGAACTTGGGAACGAACTCGTAGACATACTGTTCAAGGAGCATCTCCTCAGCTGTGGTGAATGTTGTACCCACAAACGTGAGGATGTAAGCATGTAACTTGGCCAACTGGTCTCGCAGGAAGAAGCACTTACGATCGCAATTGGGGGTGAAACTGAGAAACTCCAAGTTCTCGCCCTCCTCACGATAATCGACGTCAGCAATGGCGTTGACCTTCTCCCAACTGGGCATGGCTTGAAACGCGTCCATAGCCTCAGCAAAATGGTGCAAAAGACTCTCAAGATAGTTCTCGCAACTGTAGTCGCTAACATCTTGCATACGAAGAGTCAACCAAGCACCTTCTCCAAGGCACTGTTTGCAAAAGAGCAAGTCAGCTCCCTTGTAGTAACCGGAAAGCACAATCTCGCGCTCAAGAGCTGCAATCTTAAATTGTCTATCAGGCCAGGAGTCGCCAGCCAAAGAACACTCCCCAAAGACGTGCGCCCAATTAGGACTACGCCACTGAGTGACAGGCGCCGAATGCGCTTGGGGAGAAAGGTCACAATTGCAAAGCGACTCGGGCATCCCACAAGCGCACAACTCCTCAGGGCCCATATTGGCAACAGTAGCCATGAGCTTATCCTGATTGTGTATGTGCCTAGTGTAGACCCCAGTCATGAAAACGAGAAGTTCAGAGTAATGCTCGAACACCTCGTGCAAGACATAAGAGCCCCTAAGCTCGTTCTCCTTAACACGATGGACTTCAAACCTCCAAAGGTCAGGGTACTGTTCGCCAGCAGGAATCTTAGCAGGGTCAATCTTCTTCTCACCAGGGATGCAAAACTCCTCCTTAACATGGGGTTCGATCCTGTAGGGCAAACGCCTCAAAAAAGCGAGAGAGCTCTTGTAATAGACGTCTGCGTTGAGATCCTCAACATTAGAGGTGACACCAACCCACTCAGAAAGAAACGGAATCTTCCCCTTATCACAAAGTTCAGCTTGTGGGGTGATAAAAGGGATGTTGTTGACTGCTGAAATAGTCTCACCTATGGAAGGGTCAATGCCAAGAACACGAGAAGGCTGATGCTGAGCTGCATCGTCAAAAAGAACGCCAGCAAAATGGGACTTGTACCCAGAGTAGTACTTATCTCCCTCAGTGCGAGTCCACAAAACAGCACGCTGCTTGCTAATGCCCCTGACGGAGCAATAATGGTGGAAAAGTCCCTGAGCTATGAAAGACTTGGCAACGCCAGAACCTCCATAAATAAAAACCCCAATGGGGCAACGTCTGAAAGAGGAGGCCACCATGACTGAAGTGAAGCGCCGCTCACACGACTCAAGTTCAAGAAGAACTGAATGTATGAGCGTGCGCTCAGGCCCCTTCGAGAAGATACGAAGAAGCCGATTGCCGTCAAGTATAGTGTTGCGAACATCCTCAACAAAAGTGGGAATGTCTATACCAACGGCACTAGGATTGCCAAGGAATTCAGCATCCTTACGAAGACGAGAAGCCGTCTCAATCCAAGTTGTAACCACCTTATCGTCAATGAAAAAAGCATCGACTGAATTGGTCAAAAGGGCCTGACGCCCAGCTTTGGCGAGGAAAAGAACCAAACCGATGATGGCATCAGCAAAGGTGGCGACGGTCCAAACAGTAGGGACTATCTTCTTCTTCTCCAACTTGGTGAACACAGAATGGTCAATGACGATGCCAACTTTGGCATAGAAAGCATGTGCCATGACGTGATTAAACACGCTAATGAGCTTCCTGCCAAGGACACTACCTCGGACTCTGTGTAAATTGCCATAAAAGGCGTCGCAAATATCCAACCAGTCGCTGGCTGATTGGAAGAATGGTAGGTCATACCGCAATGTGTCGGCCAATCCTTCAAACACCCGTAAAAGGGTACCTGAAGCGGAAAGGCCTGTGAATGCTCGGAAAAACGTCGAGCAAGAAACAATGATGTCCATAGTGGTGGTACATCGGCGTAGATCATATAACAAAGTGGCTGCTGTCTCTACGTAAAACAGGCCTGTCTCAACCTCAAAAGTGTCCGAACTAGGACCAACATCAAGGGCGTGGTGCGCGACGCGGCGCGCGGAAGACTTAAAAAACGACATCATTGTAGTCGTACTTTAGCTTTGGAAAGCGTGTTATTTCTCCCGGCAAAAGGATATCCCCAGAAACGCTGGGGAACGCCATCCTGACTCGACATGATGAGTGGACAGTAGAAAATACACGAAGTATCTACAAAGTGAACAAAGCTAAAACATCGCTAGCGCATACGGCACTAACTGCTCGCCAAATACGAAACGTGAGGGAAATACGTTATCCCTGAGAGGTCCGTAAAAACAGCGGTTCAAATTGTAAATGGTCTTCGCTCAACGCTAAAGCCGTGGTGTCCTATTTTTTGGGTTTTTGTGGACGAAAGTAAAAAGAAAAGAAGCCAAAACGGCAAATAAAAACAGTTCTACCTCAACTACCTAACTTATAGTGAGAAACATCTGTAGCTTGCTTAAACAAAGGTGCAAGCCCTAATTACGGAAAACCTTATACTAAACGAAAAGAAATTTTTGTGAGTTTTTAATGTTTGACAAATAACAAATAGGGGGGGGTGTTGTCTTTCCAACTGTCAAGAAGAATTCGAAATTGATTAACTATGGTGCATGTCTAAAGAGATCACCATAGCATCTAAAACATCGGGCATGTCAAAAGAGATCCGAATGTAATCGAGCATTTATACGCTGATCAATGATTAGACGCAAAATACCAAATAAATAAATAACATCAAACCGACGGCCCTTTTCTAAGGGGCCAAATCAACATATGAACAACAGGAATAAAACCTGTCATTCATA